AGCCATTTTGGATGAGACAGGCAAGACTGCCCAGGCTGCAAATGATGCCTTGGTAAAGGCTCAGGCCGACAAATTAAAACAAGAAGTAGAAGCGACCACGGCATTGAATAATCTTGCTAAATCTGCGGCAGGTGCGGCAGGTTCCCTTGGCAATCTTTCAACTTACTTTGCTACTTTTAAGGGTTCGGCAGCTTCAGCCGTAACTAACTTGGGCACAACTGCACAAGCGGCATTGGGTGGATTTGTGCCATTCGTAGGGGCAACCAATGCATCGTTAGGCATTACTGGAGACGGTACAAACATCACGCCAACAATTCCTTCAACTTCAGGTTTAGGACTTAATGGCACTGGCAATCAATTGCCCATCGGAGTCACAATTAATGTCAACACGGGCCCATCAATGGCTGATGAAAATACCATCGTTGATGCCGTACAAGATGCCCTTAATGAGATTGCCCGCCGTGGATATTTGACCACTTACGCGGGGGCTTTGCCAGCATGACAATTCCAACAATTAATGCCTACATAAATTTTAGCACTGGCCCAAGCTTTGCCCAGGCCATGATTTTAGATCAAGGCATTTTGGACACAAATGTGTTGGTTGATGCTGCCGCCGTTATTGTGGACATTTCCAATGTTGTTGATTCAATCAACACCAAGCGTGGGCGAAATGCCCAGGCTGACCAATTTCAGACTGGTACGCTTTCATTGCGCATTGTTGACCAAAATGGTGATTTCAACCCAATGAATGTAAGCGGGCCTTATTACGGGCTCCTTACTCCGATGCGTAAAGTTCAAATCACTGCCACTTACGGGGCCATCACTTATCCCGTCTTTAGTGGATTCATAACTTCCTTTTCAACATCAACCCCACAATCTTCCGTGGGCGATGTTGTTTACACAACAATCCAAGCGGTTGACGCTTTCCGATTGGCTCAAAATGCTCAGATTTCAACGGTGGCGGGAACGAGCGCGGGCCAATTAAGCGGTGCGCGTATCAATAATTTGTTGGATGCCATTTCTTGGCCAGCAACCATGAGGGATATAGATGCCGGACTCACCACTGTCCAGGCAGATCCCGGCACGGCTCGCACCGCGCTTCAAGCTTGTCAGACAATTGAGACAACCGAATTTGGTGCTTTCTATGTTGATGCTTCCGGCAGTTTTGTTTTTCAAGACCGTTCCGTGACTTCATCCAGCGTGTCAGCAACACCGGTTGTGTTTAACGATAACGGAACGGCCATTGATTACTTCAATGCTACTTGGGTGACAAATGACACCCTTGTTTACAATGAGGCCAACATTACTGCCACGGGCTTGGCCACTCAAACTGCCTCCGATGCAGCGAGCATTGCCAAGTATTTCTTGCATTCTTACAACCAGCAAAATTTATTAATGCAGGATACTGCTACCGCCCTCAATTATGCACAGGCTTATGTGGCTTCCAGGGCTGAAACAAGCGTGAGATGCGATGAAATTCAATTAGATTTATACACGGCCAATTACAATGCCGGCATAATTGCAGCCCTTGACCTTGATTACTTTGATCCAGTGACTATTACAACCAATCAACCTGGTTCAACTACGCTAACAAAAACTTTGCAAGTATTTGGCAAGTCTATGGAAATCACTCCAAATTCTTGGCGGGTCAAAATGACGACACTTGAACCCATAATCGATGGTTTCATTCTAAATAGCACGCTTTATGGCATACTTGATACCAGCGTGCTGAGTTACTGAGGAGATGAGATAAATGGCCAAACAGACCTATACCACGGGCCAAGTATTGACGGCTGCGCAGATGACGGCGCTACAAGCTAATGATTACAATTGGACGGTAAGCGCAAAAACTGCCAGTTATGTACTCGTTGCTGCCGATGCGGGTACTCGTATTACGATGAGTAACGCTGGAGCTACTACGATTACGGTAAACACAGCTTTGTTTACAGCTGGCGATACTTTGACTATTACTAATATTGGCGCTGGAGCTTGCACAATTACTGCAGGTACGGCAACAGTATCTACGGCTGGATCGTTGGTACTTAATCAATACGATAGCGGTACTCTTTACTTCTCTAGCACTAGCGTAGCTATATGGAACGGTGCTAATCCAGGTGATATTACAGGCGTTACAGCTGGCACAGGTATTAGCGGCGGTGGCACAAGTGGCACAGTAACCGTTACCAATTCTATGGCTACAGAGATTACTGCAGCTGGAGATATTATCGTAGGTACAGGCTCAGGCACTTTTGATAATTTACCTATTGGTACTACTGCACAAGTATTGACGGCAGATACAACAGTAAACCCATACAAAGTAAAATGGGCTACACCTACAAGCGGCGGAGGTCTTACATTATTAAGTACTACTAGCCTTACAAGTGGAACAACAACTATTTCATCGATAAGTGGCAGTTACAAAAACCTTGTAATGTTTGTCAAAGATTTTACAATGGCAGCAAGTGCTGACCTATCTATTTTTGTCAATAGCGACCAAACCTCAGCCAATTATCATAATCTTATTGTAAGAGCATTTGGCACAACAGTTACAACAATAATTGACACTTCATTTAATGGCGCAGCAATTAGCGGTTATCAAGCACTGGCTGCTGGTTCAGACACATTTTGCGTTGCAACGATTAATGACTACGCAAATACAACAACAAAAAAGTTAATCAATTTAACTGCCGTTTTTACTGCATCTAGTGGCAGTAGTAAGGCAGTAAATATGACTGCTTGCGGATATCACGGAACAGTCGCGGCAATAACTTCCGTCAGTTTTTGCGTAAGCGGAAGCACTTGGTCATCAGGCACAGTTGAGCTATACGGAGAAAACTAATGACAATACCAACAGTAAAAATAGTTAATGCTGAAACAGGCGAGGAAATAATTCGCGATATGAATACACAAGAAATTGCACAATTTGAGGCGGCAGTAAAAAGAAATGCTGAACGCCAGCAAGTTGAAGAAAAAGCGTCTATCGACAAAGCCGCGCTATTAGCCAAACTAGGCATAACTGCCGATGAAGCAAAGTTGCTGCTTTCATAGTGGAACATTTGACTAAGATAATTTTAAGCCATGGAGATTAGTGCAAACGGTTGGCCGGCTTCCAAGGATCAGGCTGAGTTAGGCATAAAGTCTTATCCCGTACCAGGCACGGGAATCAAGCTTCGGTGCGCTGAAGCGGTTGCACCTTTGCTCATTGGTCTAGCTGCTGAATTCCATGAGCTGATTGAACCGCTTGATGTGGGTTCACTTGACGATTGGGGATATTGTTACAGGCCAATCCGTGGGGAAACTACAAAACTCAGCAATCACTCATCGGGCACGGCTTTGGATCTAAATGCCTCCAAGCATCCCTTGGGGCAAACAAATACTTTTGACCCATTGAAGGTTCCAATGATTAGGGCTCTTGCTCATAAATATGGATGCATTTGGGGCGGTGACTACAAACACCGGAAAGACGAAATGCATTTTGAAATCGCTATTAGTGCAGCCAAAGCGGAGGCATTAATTAAGAAAATACAAGGAGAAAACAAATGAATTCACAACTCAAAGCGGCGGCCTTGTCGTATCTCAGAGCTTCACTAGCTTCAGTAGCAGCTTTATATCTATCCGGTATCACTGACCCAAAGGTTCTAGTTAACGCATTGTTGGCGGGTTTTATCGCTCCTATCTTGCGTGCGGTTGACCCAAAGGATTCAGCAATAACACTAGGCAAGAAGTAAGATGGAGGTCCAGGCATGGGTGGCCGTTATTGTAGGCGTGATGGCCATCCTGTCCGGGCTTTATGCGGCAGTCCGGTTTATTGTTCGCTCAATCATGGCTGAAATAGGGCCCAAGGCCAACGGATCAAGCCTAAAAGAGCAGGTCAACAGGCTTGAAGCACGCCTAGACCATATTTACACCATCCTTTTGGAGCGTTAGACACGCCGAACGGTGTTGATGTTGTGCATCTCGTCCATATCGTCTATATTTGGTTCATCGCAACACGGCGATATAGACGAAGGGCCTCACATGTCAAGAATGGCAGATTTACACATAATGCTTAGCGATAAGTTAGAAAAGGAAAACAAGGGATTTGCAGCCATGGTGGATTGTGGTTGTGATTCATGCGAAGAAAAAACCCACAAGGCAATTGATTCTGCATTCAAATCTATGAGTGATGCAGACCTAACAAAGTTGCTTCAATCATGAAAATAACTTTAGAGCTAACCAAGAATGATTTTGAGCACCTGACCACCACATCAATGGCATGGGGCAAGGATTGGGAAAAGAAGGTTATGCGTTTTGAGCCAATTATCCATGACACTGAAATTTCATTTGCCTGGGGTTATGCTCATTGGGTTGATACATATTCTGATTACATCCTGGCATCAGCATTCCTGAAATCTATTGCTGAACCTCATGAAGCTGCATTTGATATTGGCACGGGCGAAGTTGTCATACTGACTGATTACGCTGGATCATGGGAGACAATATGAGCATTTTAGAACCGGAATACCTGAGTACAACCGAGATGGCATCCATCTTGGAAATAACACCAAGCACATTGCGCCGGTTAGTACGCGAGCGCAAGATTGAGGCATATAAGCCCCTTGGCGGTCATTACCGTTTTGATATGGATAAAACAATTCAAACTTTTTGGAGAATGGAAAGCGAGGATTCAAAGTGATTGATTTTCTTTCAACATTGTC